GTCCTTCCATCGGTACTGTCGATGACACTGGTAACCTCGCTGTTGGTACTATCAACGGTCGTATCAAGGTCTTCGTTGATCCTTACTCTGCTAATCTTAGCGATAAGCACTACTACGTAATGGGTTATAAGGGTACTTCCCCTTATGACGCTGGACTATTCTACTGTCCTTACGTTCCTCTCCAAATGGTTCGTTCCATCGACCCTAACAACTTCCAACCAAAAATTGGTTTCAAGACTCGTTACGGCATGGTTTCTAACCCATTCGTCACCACCAACGGTGCTTACAACGGCACCCCTGATGGCGAGACACTCACCGCTAACGTCAACATGTACTACAGACGTGTACAGGTTACGAACCTTATGTGATCTATCTTTTATAGATACTAGGGGGGACTTCGGTCCCCCTTTTTTTATGGAGTTATTATGGATAAAGATTTCGTATTTGGTAGAATACTTTTTAAAAAACCACACATACAATTCAACAAACCTAATTTAGAAGGATTAAATTTAGGTTTGTATATCAAAGATTTGTTTCCATTATCAGAAAAAAAAGAATCTCAAAAAATATCAATAGATGAAATTTATGTATCTTCAGAACCACCTCAGGACCATCGTTTATTAAAAGCAGATACTAGTTTTCCTATTTGGGTTGTGGAAGGATTAGTTAATAAAAATAACGAACGTTACATGTTGATAGATGGTAAACATCGAATAACAATTTTAAAAAGAAATGGTATAAACGAAGTAGAATGTATTGTTTTTTCCGCGGAAGAAATCAGGAAAGTAATTAAAATTTTTAAACAAAATGGAGATCTGATTATGGACCAACATAATACAGCATACTGTGGGCAAAGTGAAATAAAAAAACAGGATGAAACTCCAAATAATTTTTGGAATAAATCATTTTCAATTTTTAAAAACACTGTTAGATTAGAAGGTTTTGAAAATCAAGAAGTATATGTACACCACATAGATTTACGTCATTTACTAATTAAAAAAAATATTAAAACTATATTAATAAAAGATTGTAAATATAGTCCTAGAGATTTTAATAGTGACAAATACAAAAACACAAATTTATCATATCCAATTATAACAACGGATGTTATTAACAAAAAATATTTGTATTCTGTATTGGATGGTCACACAAGAGTAAACAAAGCAGTACACCGTGGTTTTACTAGTATCCCATCTTATGTTATACCATATTTTGAGTTAGAAAAACATATGTTTTTTTACGATGAAGTCCATAACAGAAATATCAGCATATACGAACAAAGGAAACTTATGGGTAAATAGATGTATGATGAGTACATACTATGCCTAGAAGCACAATGCTTAAAGTTGACATGTTGGCCAGAATATATAAATTGAAGACGGAACTTTATGAACAGGATGGAGTGGCAAAAACTGGACACACTGGTCAATTCACAGACGGTGCTCATTATGCCTATAATGAAGTTCTAAAAGTTTTACAGGAATACAGACAATGAGAAAAGACTTAGACTTCATAGACAATTTTCTAACTGACACAGACGAGGAGACACAGGCAAAACGTCGTGCTAGGATTAGTAAGAATATTTCTGAAGCAACTGAAGATGACTGGAATGACTTCTGGAACAGTGTCGATGACTGATGACTGGCGTTATTCTGATGACCGTATGAAGGTACGTGCTCAGGGACTAAACATTCTGCTCAAGAAGTTTGGATCAGAACTCTCGTCAGACGGGTCTCCACGCTACTCCAACCAAAGCATTTACGAATGTGTACACGATTGGGTCTCCACAGGCAACGCTCGCTGTGATGGCATTGTGGCATACTACCAGGCATATTACACTAAATAGTAATGCTTGGGAAGTTGACATATGCCTGCTGAATGGTACAAGGAACAAATTAGTAATAGAAACTATCTCTCTCCAGTAGGATTTAAACTCGCGCTGGAAAAGTTTAGAGGGGTAGATTTTTTCTGTCAGCGAGTTAACCTCCCTGACGTTACTATGCCATTCACTGAAGTCCCCACTAGGTTCCGTCAATTTCCTATCGTAGCTGGTGGCGGGGTAACATACGGGGACTTGACGGTTTCGTTTATCGTCGATGAAGAGTTAATTAATTGGAGATCAATTTATGATTGGATTCGTTCCAATGGTGTCTCAGAAGAACACATGGAACAAGAAGAACCAGAGTATTGTAATGGTCAACTGCTAATTTATACTTCAGCATACAACGTCAACCACGTAATTAATTTTGAAAACTTATTTCCAATTAGTATATCTGAAATGAACTTTGATGCTTCAACAAATGATGTTGAATACTTTACAGCTCAGGTAACTTTCAAGTATACTGGGTATACCATTCATGATGAAAATTTTAAAACTAGAACATGAATTTTGACAAACTACATCAAAAATTTGAAAAAATTAAAGAAGAGTGGGCAACAGACAGTCATGTAGATTTTGAATTTAAGAACAAAAACTACACAGCAGATCTAGGTAAGATCTCAATGGAGATCCCTTTCCAACATAATAAATACTTAAACCATTACACCGATCTTTCACAGATTAAAACTAGTCTGGAATTTGAAGTCCGTAAATTGGTACGTGAAAAACGAGAGTATTATGGAGGCGAAGCAGAAGCACATGTCTACGCCGAAAAACCTTTTGGATCTAGTATCAAAACAGCCGACAAGATGAAAGTCTACCTTGAGTCGGATGAAGACCTCATTAACCAAGAAGCAAAAATCAAGTACATTGATCAGATGCTTTATTTTTTAGATCATGTTTTAAAGATGGTTTCTCAAAGAAACTTTCATGTGAAGAACGCTATTGAATGGGAAAAGTTTATTAATGGAAACTAATGTCCCTGATTACCGTAAAGAAGAAGAACGAGGTATACCTCACTCTCAATTCTGAACAACATGTTCATCAAGAACTAGCAGATTACTTCTCCTTTGAATTGCCAGAGGCAAAATTTCTAAAGAGGCAACCCAGGTTTAGATACTGGGATGGAATGATTCACCTGTACTCTCCTGCTACAGGTGATTTGTATTGCGGATTACTTCCTCATCTTAAACAATGGTGTAATGAACGAAGATATAAATTAACTTACGAATCTAATGATTGGTATGGCAATGTAGAAGAACCTAATAAGTTTGTCTCTCCTAAAGGTGTTGCCGATTATATGAATTACATCTCTAAGTACAAACCTAGAGATTATCAATACATGACAGTGTATAAAGCACTGAAGAATAACAGAGGATTGTTCTTGTCACCTACAGGTTCTGGTAAATCTCTAATGATTTACAGTATCGTGAGGTACTATGCTGCTGCAAATAAAAAAATTCTATTGATTGTTCCTACTACATCTCTAGTAGAACAGATGGTAAAAGATTTTAAAGACTATGGATGGAACGCCGAGGATTATTGTCACACCATTTATTCGGGCAAAGATAAGAATACTGATAAACCAGTTGTCATCTCAACCTGGCAATCAATCTATAAATTTCCCAAAAGATACTTCGATGACATTGACTGTGTTATCGGTGATGAAGCACATCTATTTAAGTCGAAGAGTCTGACAGGCATCATGACCAAGCTACACAACGCTAAGTACCGCTTTGGGTTCACAGGTACACTAGATGGTAGTAAGACTCATAAGTGGGTGCTAGAGGGTCTCTTCGGTGCCTGTGAGAAGGTTACTAGGACAGATGATCTAATCAAGCAAGGACATCTTTCCAAACTTCGTATTAAAGTGCTTGTATGTAAGCACGAATACAAATATTTTGAAGACTATCATGCCGAGATGGAATACATTGTTGGGCATGAACAACGTAATAACCTTATTAAAAATTTAGTTAGAGATATTGAAGGTAATACTTTGGTATTATTCAACTACGTAGAAAAACATGGCGAACCTCTTTATGAATTAATAAATAGTAATATAGCAGACCGTGAAATTTTCTTTGTTCATGGTGGTACAGATGTAGAGGATAGAGAAGAGGTTCGTAAACTTACGGAAACTCAGGACAACGCTATTATCATCGCTTCTTACGGAACATTTTCTACAGGCATTAACATTAAACGTTTACATAATATTATTTTTGCTTCACCAAGTAAATCACGTGTTCGTAATCTTCAGTCTATCGGACGTGTGCTCAGAAAAGGTGAAGGCAAAGATATAGCAACATTATATGATATCGCTGACGATATCTCTTCCAATAGTAGAACCAATTACACACTCAATCACTTGACAGAACGAATCAAGATCTACCAGGAGGAAAATTTTAAGTATGAGCTCATACCAATTAAAATGAAATAATATGGAAGAAGAATTCTTTTCAACAATTAAATTAATTAGTGGAGAAGAAATAGTTGCAAAAGTCTCTTATGTTAAAGAAGA